CGTAACCGCCTTTTGAACCTTTCTTCATACGATAGTCTAAGCCATGTACAAAGTCTGTTGGCAAATCTTCCAATTCTGGATCAACCAATGCCGCACGGATTGATGTAAAGATCTGAGGACCAATAATAAATCTACGGATTGGGTTTTCTGGGGTTTCTTTTTCTTTCAAACCATCTTCAGCAACAAATCCTTGGAAAATGTAACTGCGTTTCTTCCAATACTTACGACCCATATCTTCTAATGCTGGATCTTTAAACCAAGCACGTACTTCAGATAGTATTGGACAAGTGTCGCCATACATTTCTACGCATGGAACTTGTACGATTGTTTGTTTGCTTTCGGATTCGCCTTTGATACCTGCAAAGGGAAGTTTGATCATTGCACGTTCAACCCAGAAAAATGTGTTGTCTGCGTTGCCGTCTGGTAAAAAGCGTAGTAGTGCTTCTTCACCTTCTTTCAAATTCCAGAACGGATAAATTGAATTATCTCCGCCTGTTCTTTCTCCTGAACCTTTTGATTCAGATGCCTTAAGTTTTGCTCTAATTTCTGCCAAAGTTGCCATAATAGTTCTCCTTTATATAAGCCTTTGTTTACTGCGTTTGCCTTGTTTTCTTTACGGATCTACCTTAAAGAAAAAGCGCATACATGTTATTGTATACGCTTTTATTTATCATTGCAAGAGATATCTTGCTTAAATGTGAGTATATTTCACCAATTATCTAAAATGTACCAAACTAATTAGTCTTTGGACTTCATCATATCCTTTTGACTCTTGTACACTTGCTAACTGCGACTCAATAGTGCTTACGTCAAAAGACGGCATAGATCCTGCTGTTGAAGGAGCAGTCATACATTCATCTTGAGTAACCTCCGGTGAATGTCCAACACCTGCTAATTTTAAAACATGTGATTGTTCTTGTCCGTGTACATCGCCGCTTGGATCTTTCATATCGATAAACTTAATAACTTTCATTAAATCTTCGGGCTGTGCATTACCAAATTCACCATCTTCAAATGCTTTCTTAACTTTAATTTTAACACGCATGCCGCCTAGTGGAAAGTTGCCTTGGGCTGTATTATAGAAACCGCTAATATATTTTAACATTGCAGGTAATCCGCCTTCTTGATCAAAACCAACTTCTTGCGGTTGCATGCCACAGCACTCTAATACTTCTGCAATTGACATTGTCTTGTCGCCAAAATCCATTTGCGTTTCTAATGTTGCTCCTGATTCTTTAGCCTTTTTAAGTGCAGATTGCAAACCTTGACGGGCTAAGTGACGTGCTTGACTGTAACCCTGTCCGTGTTTACCTGGAGTAGTTGGCTTGGATTTTTTATCTTTTGGATCAACGTCCCACGGCGGGCTATTATCTTCATCATCTTTACCTTCAGCTACTGGTGCAGGTTCTGCCGCTGGTTCAGCAGGAGCGGCTGTTGGATCTGTAGGTTCCGCTGTGGCAATATCAGTTGGGGCTGGTTCTGATGGCACATCGGTGCCGCCAACTGTATCGTCGCCGATCTCTAACTGTGCCGCAACATCTGGATCTCGCTGTTGTAAAAATTGTTGTACTAATGGACGAACATCTAGGTCTGGATTAATATCGCGCAGACTGTTTACAAATTCTGGATCGTCAATTAAGCCTTTTAAACTTTCAATAGCGTTAATACCTTCTGGACCGCCTTTGATTTCAGCACTCATTAATTGATTTAATTGATCAATTGCTGAACGACTTGCATCTGGGTTAGGGCTGAAAACTTCGTCTTTGTCTTCACGCACTAGATCATCCATAAAAGATTCAAACTGATCTTCTTCTTTAAGTCTATCATCGTGTTCTGCCGATTTTAACATTGCCGCACGGTCAGCATAGCTTCCACGCTTCACATCTTTGGCAGCATCTTTTTCACCCTTAGTAGGATTCTTAACATGTTTTAAAGGATCAAATTTAGGAGCTTCGCCTAAGATATCGTCAGCACCAACTTCTAATACTGCTAATTCTGATTCATCAACAAATTTATAAATGTATGGGAATACTGCTTTTAGTTCTTCGTTAAACGTACGAATAGTTAAACGATCAATAAGATCGTTTTGTATTTCTTCGGGAATCATTTGTTCTTCTTGTTCTTCGAATGATTCTACAAATGCTTCATAGTATGCTGGACGTTGTAGTTTATTGATTGTTTCTTTAATCACATCAATACGCTCTAATACACGATCAGTTACGCTACCCATTGCTTCGCTAACTTGTTCTTGACGGTTAACATACCCTTTAAATTTACGTAGGCTTGCTAATTCTTCACTTAGACTGCAAATATGTTTACCGATACTATCGTAAGGATTGCCGCCATGTTTAATATGTTCTGCTAGGGCGCGAGCACCGTTAAGATGTTTGAATGGATAACGGAAACGCTCGCCTTGTGCGTTCTCAATATAGATTGCATCAATATGCTGTGTACGCCCTGCAGCCAAATCTAAATTAATAGGCTGTGTATGCTTGACTACTAGTCTTGCCTCGCCTAGATCTTGATAACTCATTCGAGCGTTACCGTACATTTTGTTTTCCATCACAGGTTGCTGTGCCATAACTGGTTCTTCCTTGCGTTTTGCTTGAAACGTATAATCTCTTTTATCTAAATTACTTTTTCCAATATTTTGTATGTCAAAGTTTAATAAACGATCCTTGGCAAATTGCCTAAATGATCGGATAAATTTATATGCGCCGTGGTGAGTAGTATTGTCTCTATCATTAACTAAATCGCCGCTAACTTGTACAACAATACCGTCGTCGGCGTCTAAAGTAATAGCAATAGTTCCTAAACTTTCTCCATCTTCTTCATATTCAAACTCAAAGAAACGGGCTTTAGGAATGTCTTCCTTTTTACTTAACACTTCGGCGTGCTCATCTCCGATTTTGATATCAGAAAATCGAGTTTGTATCTTGCCGTATAATTCTTGTGCAATTTTATCGAGATTAGCGTTCATGTTATATTTATGCTTTAGTTACTGGAAATGAATATGGGTAATGGTGCTTCCCAATCGTCGTCTAGTGTGCCTTCAATGCTAAGTTTATCAAATACTGCCGGATCCCAATCTGCTAAAATAACAGTCATACGGATAATTAGCAGTAGGGCACTTACTAGATCGTCATGTTGACCGTCTTTTGCTTTAAATGTAACACCGCTAGCAATGAATGTTTTAAGTTCACTTATTAAGGTTTTACTATAAATTGTCATTTTGTTTTCTTCAACAAAATATTTCAAACGACTACAGGCTGATATTTTATTACCGTGTGTTGTGTTAAATCCCTTGCGGAATTTACGTACATGTCCTTTGCGTACTGGCTCACTTAAGAATAATCCCGGAAATGTTTCTTCTCCTAGATTAGCAATAACAACCAGTGCCGCTTCACCTAGCGTATTATTTTCAACACTCCAGTAGATGCTGTTACGGTAGTCTTCGCCAATTTCTCCCTGGATGTACTTGATTACATCTCGGAATATTTTAACTTGATCTTGCACAATGGTTAAGTTATGTTGCCACTCGGCACATTGTGTCATGCTAGGCAATTCAAATACCTGTATGCCTGCAAAGTCTCCACCTGTACCCAAACTAGGGTCTAATCCTACTAGATATGTATTGCCTGGAGTAGGCTTCTTATACCAACGTATTTGACCCATCTTAAACTGAGGCTCTCTACCGACCATATCTGTAAGTTTAAGGGCACTGATCAGTGTTTCATCGTAAATTAAGAATTCACAGCCATACTCACGACGGAATCTTTCCTCACCGATACGCCCTAATTCAACCCGTTTCCATTCGTCATCGCGATCCGGATGTTCGTGCCACTCTGCACGGAATCCGTGGAAGCCATTGCGGCCTAACCCGTCATCACGTTCGTCACCGTATTCGTTAAACAGGTCTTGACTTTCCTTCCAAATATTAGCAAAGGTGTCTTCGTCGCTGTTAGGTGTTGAAGTAATAATTGCTTTACCACCAGTTGCTAGTGTTGGGGATATTGAAGTCCAAAACTCTTCAGCAATGTTTGGTTGAACGAATGCAAACTCATCACAATATAATAAGGATATTGACATACCACGACCAGTGTTGCCAGTAGTAGTTGCTGATACGATTCTTGATCCATTTTCAAACTCCATTGATCCTTTGTTGTAGTTAACAACGCCGGCTCGTATATAATCTTCACAAAGTTCGTATCCGTAACGGATACGTTGCATAATTTCCTGTGCGCCTGTGTATTTGTGTGCGGCAACTAGAATAGTTTGATCTGGATGGAACATAGCATACCATAACAAATAACCTGCCGCACAAGTTGTTTTGCCACTTTGCCGTGGCATCATGTTAATATTAAATCGAAAGTCGTGGTAACTGGCTAGTAAACGCTCTTGATATTCAAAAGGCTCAAACTTAACTTTTCCTCTAGTAGGATGCTGGATGTGAAAGAAGTTTTTAACAAAATGCATATACCCTTCTACAGGGTCAGCACATTGCAACAAATGTTGAACTTGCGATTCTGTAAATCTTTCTTTGGTGTGGGCTTTCTTTGTTAGGACGCCGTCTAAACTTTTACTCATAACTTTATTTACACAAAAAAAGGGCTCCTAAGAGCCCTTTTGATACTGCTGACGAAATTATCTACCCTTAACTTCTTGGTATAAACTTGCTAAACGAGTAACTAATGATTCACTAACTGCCATAGCATTGTCACCGTCTTGTGCTTTTGCATACTGTTGTTTTTGTCTATTCAAATCACTACCATTATGTGTCATTACATCGGGATCACTGATATCTTGATCTGGACTAGTAGTTGATGATTGAAATCCGCCGTCGTTTTGCTCTTCGCCAACACCAACAATCATAGCATCTGCGGAACCGGGCATTTCATGCGAATGTCCGCTGTTGTTTTCTAAATTACGAAGAATATCCATTAGGTCACGGATGCCGCCTGCACCACTACCGTTCATGCTGAGATTCATAGTAACACTGTCTGGTTGCTTCGGAGCACTCATACCCATCATGCCGTGTGGCATGCTATCCATACCTGGCATTCCACATTCTTCCATGCCCTTTTCACCGATCAATAATTGATCTTTTGGTGAGCTAGTACCCATTGGCTCGTCGCCACATTCTTCCATGCCCATTTCAGGAGCCGCTTCTGGATTTTCCTGCGACATCATATCTGGGTCGCCATCGGCTTCGTCAATTTTTTTAATTCTTGCTAATAGGTCTTGAAAATTCATATTATCATCCTCTGACAGTTGGTAAAGTTACTTTCCTGCTGCCTACAGGACTCTTAGTATTTGTTGATACTTTTTGTTTTTCTGCTTTTTCGCTAGGCACTTTTTTTGCTAAAATCTTTTCATTAACACCTTTGTATTGCTCAAGTGTTTTTCTATTTTTGCTTAATTCTTTTAACATGCTCATAGCATGTTTGTCGCCTACTAAATCTTGATTAGTACCGGTTTCGTATTCTTTTTCAATTAGTGCTTCACCGCTTACTTCGTCGTTGGCATGATTTAATTCTTCTTCAGCTAGTTCTTTTTCGTTACGCACTTTGACACAACTTGCCGGAACGCCTGCATGTTCTGCAATTAATGCTAGAATCTCTGCGCTAGTAGCTGGATATGTTGTTGTAACATCAAATACAGTTACACCGACATTTTTAAGGGTTGGAAAATCTGTTTGTGTTTCTTGAATAGGAGTGCTTTTTCCTGAACTGCAATTTTCAACTTGGAACTTAGATAATCCACGCTTGATTAGCATAGCACAGTCTTTAGGGCAATCCCCTGCAATTTTAACTTTAAATTCGTAGACTTGTTTATTTTCTACTAAGTATTCTTTGAATGATTTCATGTTATAATCCTGATATTATATTTATTTCATTTGCTTTAGTTTTTCAAGCAAACTATTGCGATCTGATATAATAACCCCATCGCCTGCTAGATTAACACTATTATCTTCTTGGTTCGCATCTTGATCTAACTTTTGCTTTTTAAGCTGGAGTTCAATCATTTTCAGTTTTTTATCAATTTTTGCGGCTTTGGCATCGATAGCATTTTTAAGCATACCGCCTGCTACTTCAAAAATACGTCCGCTATATCTTGCTTCTACATTCATGCCCAAGTCCATTAAATCGTCATAGGCATCTGTAGCACGTTGAGCAAGTGCATCAAACTCAGCATCGCTGGCATCACCTAAACCCTTAACTGCGGGCAATGCTGATGCAATCTTATCAAACTCGCTAATATCTCGTAACAACGGCTGGCTTTGAGCAGCCATTTCTTTTTGTTTTTTCTTTTCTTCTTGCTTGATAACTTCTTTACTAGCAGGAAGATTTAGTAGTTCTTCAAGTTTTTTAGTCATACTTTACTTATGCCAGTCCACCTTGATGGAATAAATCATTTTCGTTAACAATGCGGAATTTAATTCCCTGTTGTTTACACCAAATATTTGCACTGGCCCATTTAGCTTGATTTTTAATAAATTGGGCCTGATTATATTTGTTCTTCCCAACACGCTCTAATATACTTTGACTAGCTGGTTTAATTTCAATTAACTCTACATGCATTTTGCTGTTTTTATCAACATACTGTATAAAGAAATCTGGCACATATACCGTTTGCTTTCCGGTTAACGGATCTCTATAAGGTATTTGTACAGCTTCGCTAGCCCATTTTTGTACGGCTGGGTTTGTATCACAAAACTTCATAAAACTCCATTCCCAGCTTGATCTGTATGTCGGTATCTTTGTACCTACATACTTTGCTGGTTGAGTCATTGTGAACTTGCCACGTGCAAATTTGCTAGACATGTTAAACTAGAATGTTTCTAACTTCGTAAGTGTCAACTAGAGGCGCAACTCTATATCCTAGCATACTAATTTTTTCTCTGTAGGCATTTAAAATCTCTGCTACTACTTGACTAAGTTGTATGTCGTCTAATGTTTTAAGAGTATCAACTAATTGAAATACATTTACATTGTCTGCTTTTGCTTGATTTAATAAAACCATCGCAGTGTTATTTGCACTTGATTGGTCAAAGCCATTCGATATAAAAAATCCAACTACTGCATCAATTTGATCAGCCGGGAAACTAACTTTGTTAACAAAAAATTTATCAAAAAATTGTCTTACATTTACAGAACTATCTTGGGTAATTTGTTGTGGTAAGTTATTCATATTATGCGCCTAATTGTCTTGGTTTTGCAACAGTATTAGCAGTAGTAGTTGATGGGAAAGTAAATCCTTGCAGTCCTGTAATCGAAGGACTAGACGTTTGATTAGGATTCGTAATAATGCTTGTAATATTTGTGTTTGGTAAGGTTTGTGTATTCTGATAAGAATTGATAGTCTTGGCTACATTTTCTAATATAGTTGTAGAATTAATTGTAGTGCTACTACTACCAAATGTTGGTTGTGTAGTTATAATAGAACCTGCATCTCCTACTTGTAATGGGCTAGGTGTTGAGTCGTAATGCTCTAGACCAAATCCTTCTGGGTCGCCTTGTGTTACTTCTCCGACATTATATGATACTGCTTCGTACGATATTTGCATCTGGTTGTCGTGAACTGTATTTTGTGAGTAGTCTACTTTGTTATGATTCCAATTTGTAATGATCGGATTATGCAATTTGTAACTGACATACTCATGTCGAGCCATTTGATAAATTGTTATATAATTAAAAAATGGATTTAGACTGCCGTTATCTAAACCGTAATTGTTATTGATAAAGGTATAACCTTTTGTAGCATTTCTTCTGTAGGCATTTGTATCTTCTGCTGAAGTTGGATCTGCGTAATAATACTTGTAATAGTTTTGCCACAGTTGGTTAATAATTCCCATATTATCGTCGTGGAAATTTATTTCAATGGGATTATGTTTGTGCGTTGTTTGTATGTTCTTCTTTCTGTTGTATTGGTTGAGCGTTTCTGCTGATACTGTAAACTGCGGTAAACTGCAACTCTTAACTAACATGTTGATTTCATTTCTATGACGTTGTACTAAATCAATGTTTCTTAAAGCGCCGATATTAATGTTAAATGCCACGTGAAACAGAAACTTATGTTTAGGTGCTAATCTAAACTGATTATCAACAAAAGTCCGTGCGGCATGTTGTTGATCTTTCATCAACACATTTGTGGTATTATTTAAAAATTGATTAGGTGTAAATGGCATACTAATATTTATCGAACAAATAAACTACGCACATAATGATTAGTCATAAAAAAGCTCACCTTAGTGAGCCTTTCTATTAACGTGATCCTGATGCTGTGGCTGCTGTACCTGTATTTCTACCTAATGGAGCTGAGGCGCCGCCACTTGTTTGAATACAGTTATCAGGCTGAATTGCTAAGTCAATTGTTAACAACTCTTGTCCGCCGTAGCCTAATGCGTTATAGTTAGCGCCTTGTACATAGCAACCATAACATTCCCATGTTTCAAGAACGTTTGGTGCATGTGCGCCATTACCACCGTCTAGCATTTCAATACGCATTAAGAACTTATAGTCGCCGCCTGAAGCCGCGCTACTTTGTTCAAAGAAGTCGAATTGTTTCTGCATTTGTTCGCCAACTAATTTACTAACAGATCCAGTTACGTCATCACGTAATTTAACTGTAATAGGTGCCCACTTTGGACGACCTGCGTAGTGAATTGTTGAGTTATAAACTGCAATAGTCTGATCATCAAACGTAACGTTAGGACGAGCAGCCTCTGATACTTGTTTAGTTAACTCTGTTGTTGGTGTAGATGTACCAAAGTTTTCAAACATCACTCTAAAGCGAAACTTGAGCTTTGGCATCAACATGCCTTGTGCGCTAGCACTTTGATCTGATGCTAGCGGTACTGTAAATCTAGATAAACTTGCGATTGCCATTTGTCTGCTCCGTTAATTATTTGCCTAGTGCCTTGATCTCACCAGTATTCTTCAAGCGTAATGGAATGTAAATAAATTCCACTGACTTAACTGGTTCAATCGCAACGTCTAGATATAGTTCATTACGATCAATACGTGATGGTGTATTGTTTGATGTATCACAAACTACGATATAGTCATACAATGCACGTTGTCCAACTAGTTCTAATAGTAGACTTTCTGCCGCGCCCTTGAGCTCGTCACGTGTGATTTTGTCGTTTGGTTCAAATACGTATGGTTTAGATAGTTGTGCAAACTGTCTACGTAAGTAAACTACTAAACGGGCTACGTTAATACGATCCAATGCACTTGCGTTTTTAGCACGAGTATATTGACCGTAGTTAATAAGACCTGTACCTGTAATGTATGTAATTGGATTAACTTTAATTGCGGCTAGTGTGTCACGCTGTCCTGTGTTTAGTGCCACTGACTGGAATTCACCAGTTTGTGCATTTACGTAACCAACTGAGCTTGCATTAGTAATACCGCCACGGCGTGTTCCTGCTGGAGCAAACCACGGATAAGAAACATTATCGCTTAGTGCAATAGTGCGTAGCATCATGTGGCTTGGAGGAACAACTACGTTGTTACCTAAGTTATCACTTGTATAGCCCCATGGGTAAAATACACCTAAATACTCATCGCTAGTTACTAGACCGTTATCACCGTCTTCTACTGCTAGTTTAAGATTGTTACCCCAATTAGTTAGTGTGGTAGCATCACTTGCTAAACGAGCCGGAGCATCACCAACAACAAATGCTGTTAGTCCACGGTCAACGTTTAAGTTAACAAGTTCGCCAATTAGCTCAGGATATCCTGGGCAAGCTAACAAG